TTGGCACTTTGCCAGGGTTCATATCGCCCTCTTGTGTAAATGACCTACCTATTATAGATCCTGTTTGGAAAAACATATTAAGTGCTTCCTGGGGATTATAATTTGTGCCATTACCTAAATCAACTTCATTTATACCATCAGCATCTAAATAAACACCGTCTGGTATCATTCTTTGTAATACTTGTTGTAATTTTAAATGTGTTAATTGTATCATATCAGCAAAAGCAGTACAACGACTTACTATTGATTCTATTCTACCTTGATACATTCTAGGAGCTGTTATAGCGTAATTCATTTTAACTTTTGAACTATCACTTTTTGGTCGCATCATATTCTTAGCCATCTCCCATTTAAGTAATATATCAGTTCCCAATACCATTACGCCTTCATATAAGACTTCAAGTGACCTAGACATTTTACCAAATTGCTCCTCGTACATTTCAATAGGTGGATTAAATTGGTCGTCCCTTACTATTATTTTTGAAGCACCTGTGGCAGTTTCTTTTACTTTATAAACTTCATTCATGTAAGTTTTATAATTAAAGTAAAGTATCTGAACTATGTTTTGATCTCTATTATTATTGTTTGTATTACTTATGTTATTATTCCAAACTCCATAATTTTGTGATCCCTGTGATTGTATCTGGTCCATCTGCTCTTCAGACAGGTCTGGAAACTGCTTTTTAAGCTCGTTTAAGGGCACGAACTTAACTTCGCCTGCATAATATATATCTTGAAAATAAGGGTCCTCTGTGTAAGAATAAATTAAATAAGCCGGATCAACATATTCTACTGTTACACCTTCAGCTTCTGTAAAATTATTTTTAACAGCACCAATACCAAGAGTGGTTATGTCATAGTAATATCTTTTCTTTGTTAAGTCATATCTATTTTCATCAAACATAACATTCAAGGCTTCTTCTTCTGCTATTTCAATTCCCTGCTTATAGCTTAATTGCATATGCAAATCTAACTCCTCTTCAGAATCTGGTAATTTATCTGGATTGTTTTCAAATAAGTTTATACCAAAATTTTCCTGTGCAAATACGTTCAACTCTTCTGTTTGTAAGTCTCTTATAATAGACTCCATATATCTAGTTCGTTTGCTAACACCGTATGGATCTTGAGAATAAGCCGTAAGATCAAATGATCTATCTGATATACCGTTTACAACAATATCAACAAATTTTGACAATATTGGTACTGGTTTCCAATCTAAATTAAGATAAGATAAATCGCCATTAATAGACATTTCATCTTTGTATTTTTGTATAGGCTGTTCACCTCTTGCATATAGCCTTAAGCTATGGAATGTGTTTTGATTGCTTCTGAATCTAGTTACGCCAGAGTTGTTCGAGAACCACTCATTTTGAATTGCTCTTCCAACTTGGAGCCCGTAGTCTCGTGACATCTTCTCAGAGTCACTTGCAACTTGACTTGGGAAAAAACTATTTACTACTCCTGCCATATTACTATTTTATTATTTTTGATGTTGATCCTTCGATTTGATATTTAGCAAATCTTATATTAATTGGTGCTCTTTCCATTCTGATATTTGGTCTATATAAATCTTTGTGACAAGCCATAATAGCAAGTCCTGAGCTAATAGCGGCATCAAATTTTGTTCTGTTATTTATATCGAATTTGGCCCAGTCTTGTAATGTTTCATTAAAATACATTGTTCCATATTCGTTTTGGTCGTTTAAACCTACGTGCTTATCTATATACATTTCAATAGCAGCAGCGTGAGCTTGTTTAATGTCTTCACTTGAATTAGGTATTCCACCTATTTCTCTTTCGGTTACAGATAGCTTGTTCCACAGTTTATCAGGACGATTCATTGAGTAACCTCTATAACCTCTTCTTTTAAAATAATATAAAAGCCTTGGTTTGTTATTTTCACAAAGAAGCGGCATACCATAAAATACACAAGCCATCAATACATCTTCAAAAAACATTTCAGCTGTTTGTGGTCTTGCTACATACTCTAAAAAAAATGTGCTCGGCGGTGCATCTTCCATACTAAACTTAGTCAAACCATGCAAAGCACCCTTAGATCCTCTACCATCAGTTGTCCCTGATATGTCATAACTATCACACCCAAAAGCACCCATATGCTCATTACCAGGCCATTTAATACCATTCTTTGATATCTGCCTATTTTGTATATCGTAGTTAGGTATCCAGCTTATTAAAAATCTTCCATTTGGATTTGGCGAAAAAATTACTTTTGAATCTTTAATGCCATTTTCCCATTGAAAACTTCCCTTTGTTAAAACATTGCTATTCCCTAAGTCTTCGTTATAATCTATTTGTTCGTATATTTTTGCTAAATTAAATATACTGTTCTTAGTTTCATCTCTAAACGCGTGCTCTTCTGTTCTTGGAAACTGTCTGTAAAATTCGTTTAAAGCATCTTGATCACCTTTTAAACCTTCAACTTCATTGTTCCAATGCTCTATTACACCTTGATCTATTTCGTCCCCATGAGGCCCGACAGTTTTGTCTTTTGGTGTGTTGAATACAGGTAACCCATAAGAATCAATGAATCCCTCGTAGTTCCATTCCATAGGTATGAACAAACTATATAATCCCGAGCGAGTCTGTCCATTGGCGTTTCTTTTTGTAACATCTGAACTATTATATAATTTTTTAAAATTATCTCCTCCTTTATCTAAAGCATTTGATGTTGATCCCATCATACACTTGCCAATAATTCTTGATCCTAATCGTAGTGTCGTTTTGGTGACCCTCCAGTTGTTGAGGATGTTGTTCGGCCTTTCCCATTTCCCCGATTCATCGTGGACGAGGAGTTTAAGTTTTTCCCCATCGTACGCGTTGTCACCGGTATTCTTCCAGTCGATCGTCGTGTCAAGACCCGTAAGCGTTTCGGTGGCTTTATTCGAATCGAGTCTTCTACGGGTAAATTTTGAGGCGGGTACACGGTATGCGAGTTCTGTCTTCGGCCTGTCCATTCCGTCTTGTATTGGTTTAAAGAAAAATGGGAAGTTGACAGAAATGGGTACAACCTTATCTGTGAACATTTTTTTAGCATCGGAGCCAGATTTGGACAATATCCCAAACCGTGAGTCGCTTGATATGGTTGCCATATTAACTGTCTCCCCAGACGCCATGAATGAAAAGCCCGAACGTCTATTCTTGAGATAACACATGCCATAACAACGTTTGTCTGCTTTACAAGCTTCCCAGAATATATAGAATAATCTATTTGATTCTCGAAAGTCTGGCTGCCCAACATCAATTTTGGACCACTGCAAGTACATAAAGTGAGTACCAGTAATGTAAGTATCCACACCCTTATTATTGAACCAGTGACCGTATTCTCTTTTATTGAAATTTTCATCTATATATTTCCCCCAAGTTTTTTTAAATCCTTCAGGATAATCTCTCCAATCAAAAATACTTTTAATACCTTTTAATTGTTTAGGATATTCTTCAGGTGTCCATTTATCTGTAGCTTTACTAATTTTGCCAGGTGACTTGGGTAATGCTATTTTAAGATTTTGTATCTTATATACTTCACCTATTTGTCCTGTTTTACTTATAACAACTACATCGTGTTCTTTATTATAACCGTATTCCCATTTTTTGCCTTTATTTAATCTAGATAAAGTAGTGCGCTTTATGGGTTCTATAATTTTGTATAAAGTTTGTTTATACATTACTTAGATCTTTTTTCAGCAAAACCTCCAAACGAAGTTGTTTCAACTTCTTTTTTAGGCTTATTATCTAATATTCTTTCTTCTTCCTCAATGCGGTTAAGTATTTCGAAAGCATCAAAAATTGCAAGCTTTTTAGTAGCTGCAGCATTTTTTAATCTATCAGCGGATATATCATCATCTGAATCAACAATATCTTCTTTAGCTACTTTAATAAGTTCCTCAACTGCTCTGTGCCCAGCCTGGATTATACTCTTCTTCGTTTCCTTGATGTTCATATTTGATTGTAATTGAATTGACGGGTACTCGGTATAACCTCTGCCCTTCTATTATAAATTCATATTCTGAATTCGGTCTAAACCCTATCAATTGCTCTTTTTCAAATTCACCATTCGAGTATTTTACAATACCAACTAATGGCCTTTCATCATTTACAGAAAACATTCTTGTTTCTTTTATAGGCATAACAAATACAAAGCCGTCTAAAGCTTTCCATTCGTTATTTCTTTTATAAGCATACACTTGATCTGGTTGAACTAAATATACATTTTCACTTAAATAGTTTTTACTATCTTTCTCTTTACCTCTAACATCTCTAAATCTTCTAAACACATTGTGATGTACAATAACATCGTCGCCTTCTTTTAATTCCTTATATACTGTTACTAGTGGTAAACTTAATACAGTTCCTATTCTATTCACGTATTCGTGATTTTGTAATTCTGTATTTAATAATAGTTCTTGTCCTTCTACTTCTTTTTTTCCAGTTGACCTACTGCCCTTTGGTTCAACTAGGTAATTGAATACACTGTGCATTTACCATGAAAGATCATATTCCACGGATATAGACATGTTTTTGTTAAAATCTTTCCAGGGCATTAACATATCTTTTTTTGTAATGTAGATAGAGTACTTTTCTTCTTCCTCTACAATATGGGCTATAGTATGACCGCCATACACTTCCTGTCCAACAGCATAGTGCATAGCGTCATTCTTATAGTCTTTTCCAACACTGATTTTTCTAATTACTTGCTGGGACATCTTGTTCACTAATTTCCCCCGTAGTTAAATCAATATTTACTGGCCCGTGCTCTTTTTCTAAGTCGGCTTGCAGTTTTTGTAATTCACCAACTACTCCTTGTAATTGAGATATCAATCCAGCTTTATGCCCTTCAATACCACCAATCTGCATTTGTATTTGGTTTTGTTTATTTACTGTTTCTTGCAATGATTTTAATTGCTCTTCAGAAATTGACTTTACTTCTTTGTGATCTACGTCTACTGTTTTTAATTTACTCATAATGATTTAATTTAATTGTTTGGTTTTTGTTTATATGGAAATGCTTTATTTAACATTTCTTTTCTATTTGCGCATCCGCAATCGCCAGGTAGTTTATCTACTAGCTTCTTTATTCCGGTTGCTTTGGTTATTTTTTCTATGGTATCCCCTAATCCTTTTGATTTCATTTAGCAATTCCATTTACGTCTTGCTGCTTTACCTCTTTCGCCAGTCCAACCTCTGGATCTTGCGCAGAATGATTTACGTCTTTTAGCCGCTTTGCTATCCGGATCTAGTTTTGATGGAGGAGTTGTTACTGCGGTTTTTAAATTACCACCAGTTTTTTTATTGTAATTAGCAACACCTTTAGCTGTCATTCCGCCTCCAGCATCTTTACCAGTACCTCCGCCTTTTTTTACTTCAGCGTAGTTACCAGATTTTTTATTACGCTTAGGTGCGTATGATTTTGATTTTGCCTTTTTAAGAGGACTTGCGTATCTCTCAGTCGTCATTAAAGCTGGAGAACAAGGTTTCATTTTAAATGCCATTATTTAAAGTAGTTTTTCTTCATTGGTGACTTTGATTTAAAAAAGTTTGGAGAACTTTTTTTGCCGGTTGCTTTAACCCCTCCGGCCTTAATAATTTCTTTTTGGCCTTCGTAAGTTTTAGATGCATCATACAATTCCATATCTCTAGAGGCGCTATCAAATGTTCCAGTTTTTAATGGATCCTTACTCATTTCAACTTGTCTAGTTCGAGCTGTCATGTTTTTATTAAAAGCATCTAACTCGTTAGTATTTTCAGTTTGTTTAGCGGTTAATCTATCAAATTTTCTACCAGAAGTAATTCCAGCGTCGGATAATTTTTTTAACTTTCTATTTGTAGCGTCTAATTTATTTTGAGATTGACGAACATCTTTACCGGATTTTTTAATTGACCTACTCTGTTGCCTAACTCTCCAAGGCGACATTGCATCCATTTTATCTCTTGTTTGGGTTGCGGTAAATTTTTCTTTTTCATCACCTGGTATTACTTCATCTGGTTCACTTTGCTCAGTGTCTACCTGATCTCTTGGCACATTAGGATTATCCTTAGCCCATTGTTTCATT